GGTCAGAAGAGGATCTTGCAAGGGGCTGGGAAATGTTTTCCATTTTGCTGAAATTTTGGCAACTAAAAAACAAGTTTAATGTAAATTACAGGACGAAGCCAGAATGACCATAACCAGCAGGGAGACACCGAGAACAGACGCTTTCGAGGCTGAACATCGGAACGTCGATGACATGACCGCAGCCTATGCCGCGTTTGAGTTTGCCAGAACGCTTGAAGGCGAGTTAGAGGCGGCGCGGCAGAAGATCGCGGAGCATGAAATGTTTCGCCACCAGCACCGAGACTGCGATGCAATGGGCGTCGAGAACCAACGCTTACGCAGGGAACTTGCTGCGGCTGAGAGGGACGCGGCGATGCACTTGTCTTTGCTTGGAATGGCAAAGAGGCGCATTGAAAGTTACAAAACTGCTGGATGGATTATGGGCGGCGGTCATATTGATGAAGCCAACATATTAATCGGCTACATCGACGCCGCCCTGTCCGCAGCCGGGGAGAAGGGGGAATGATGGCTGATTTGATTCTTATATTCGGGTTAATCGCTGTTGCAAACTTCATCTATTTCAGCATCTGGAAGAACGAGCCATGACCCGCCCACCGAAGCAGAGCGCGATGAGCGTTGCAGACAGAATCACCGAGTACCTATCCGGTGGCGGCTTGTTCAATCCTGAGTACGCGAACCATGATGCTGTCAGGGACTTGCTGATCGATTGCAGAAACGAACTTGGCGCGATTGAGGCGCAGGCGGTGGAGCGGTGCGCGAATGAAGTACCGACAAACTGGCTTGACCCGCTGCTGACAGGGCCAAAAGCTGTCATCAAGGGTTTAGACAATCGCCAAATCGAGGCGCTGCTGCGTGGCATTCAGGACCGTATCCGCGCCCTGCCCCGCGCATCGGACCGCAGGAATGGCGAGAGGCGCATACAGGATTATGTGTATGAAGGATTGCCAAAACGCAGCGGAACCGACCGCAGGAAGGGGGAAGCATGAACGGGTGGGCCATAAAGGATGGCAATGGCGAGATCGACATTGGCTCGCTTCAAGGAACCTTTGAAGATGCTTGGGACGAATGGCTTCAAGGTCGCCAGATTACGACGCAGAAAGGCGCTGAGGCAGAAGGCTACACCTGCGTCTACGTAGTCATCCAAGAGGCGGGGAGCGGGGAGGCGGTGGCGTGGACAAGCCAACTACATCTGGATGCCTTACAACGAGCCAGAGAGCAAAAAATCGCTGGTACCGGTGTCATGGTTTCCCAGCCGGCCAGCATTGCCCCGATCGCTCTCTACGCCAGCCCACCCGCCAGCGCGGGGATGGTGAGCAACGAGGCTCTGAACATAGCGCAGGCAGTGGTCAAAACTGTTGACGTTGACGGTCTTGGAAAGTACACGCATCCAGACCAAGCACACCTAGTTTTATTCGCCAGAGAATTGCTGAGGCTCGCCGCAGCCAAGGGGCGGCCATGAGCGAGAAGGTGAGCGATGAATGCCTTGATTCATAAATAACTATTATTTGTTGCATTGTTGTTCGAATTTCCGTATAGTTCGTTTTGTGCCGTGTGGCACTTTGAGGAGATAAAAAAATGGATGCAAGCATTCACAGAGTAAAGAAGATTGAGACGAAGACCGAAACGTACTGTGCTAGTTATGGCGACTTCTATGTGCTGACAATTCTTGTCACAACGGATGACGGCAAGAAAGAAGAGATTAAGCTGTTCTCGGATTCTCAACAAACGCTGGATTTTCAGGGGGCGAAATGATTGACTACAGCGATTCTCTTATCCGCATTCACAAACTGCGGAAACTGGCCCACGAGGCGATTCTAAAAAAAGACTGGAAACTCGCCTGCGACTATCTCGACCAGATAGTCATCGCCGCTGCTGAAGGGAAAGTGTACTGCCTCGGGGAGATCAAGGAATGAGTGCCAACAATCGGCAGGTCGGCGGCACTCATTACATGGACCATCCCATCCAGCCGTGGGACGCGATCATCGCGTGGGATTGCGGATTTCTTGATGGCAACGTCATCAAGTACGTCGTCCGGTTCAGGGACAAAGGCGGCATTCAAGACCTGAAAAAAGCCCGGCACTATCTCGATAAATTGATCGAGGTATATGAGCAGCGCGAGTCCGATTACGAGCGTTACGAAGCCGTGAAAAGGGAGGAGACATGAAGCGCCCTAAATTTACGGATGAGGCAAGGTGGCCGGTGGCTTATATCCCGAGTTCCGCGACGGACATTACAAAAACATTCGCCCGTATTAGGAAACAACTGGCAGAGCAGGCCGAGCAGGAAAAAGCTGTAATGGCAGAGGCGCAGGTAAAGGTGAGGAAGATGAAATGATGGATTTTGCAGGGAAACGGAAGCACAGAGGAAGGCGCGGGAGAAGTTGGGCAAGCCTCGGGAAACTTACGGGTACATTCTGGTTAGACCAAAGGAGCGATGAGATGGATGAAAACGATTACGTGCAAGAAAAGGCGGATGGCTACCTAACCAGCGCAATGATGCTTTTGGAGATGGCTGGCGATGGGGAGCTTGTTGATCGGTTGAAGGTTGATGTCAATAAATTCATTTGGGCGGCGCATAGCTTGATTCAGGCGGCTTGGATATGCCGCAAAAACGGGGATGACAGGTCCGCCACCCCAACAGAAGAAGCAATGAATCTGCTTGCAAAAATTTCCTCAGATTCCGCTATAGAGGACGCGCAGCAACAATCCAGATTCAGGCCAAATTAGACGAAAGGAGAGGACATGAAAGGCAAAACGTGGACCGAGCAGGAAGATCAGAAAGTCATCGACCTTTTCCCCTACATCCCGGCGAGCGAAATAGGCGACCGCATCAACAGGTCGAAATCGGCTGTACAGCATCGGGCGCTGGCGTTGGGCCTGACCGGAAACGCGGCCCTGATCGCAGCGCGAAGGGAAATGAAATGATTACCACAACCCTGAACAAAATCCGTGAACACCAGCCCTGCACCAATGGCTGGAAAAAACTGTTGGCGCACTTGGGAAAGACAGAAGCCGATGATGAACCGCTGCCCTTTTCAACCATTCTTGAATCAAACGGGCTAGATGATGCGCTGTGGTGCTGTCGTTTCACACCTGAATACGATAAGGAATGGAGGTTGTTTGCCGTGTGGTGCGCTCGTCAGGTGCAACATCTTATGGAGGACAGCAGAAGCCTGAACGCGCTTGATGTAGCGGAGAGATTTGCGAATGGACTCGCCACGGAAGATGAACTAAAAGCTGCGAGGTCTGCTGCGAAAGCTGCGTGGGATGCTGCGAGGACTGCTGCGGAGGATGCTGCGGGGGCTGCTGCGGGGGCTGCGTGGTCTGCTGCGTGGGATGCTGCGAGGTGGGCTGCGGGGGCTGCGGGGGCTGCTGCGTGGGATGCTGCGTGGGATGCTGCGAGGGCTGCGTGGTCTGCTGCGTGGGATGCTGCGGATGCTGCTGCGGGGGCTGCTGCTAAAGAAAAGCAGAGTCAGGAATTTTTACGAATTGTAGAAGGGAAATGAAATGATGTTAAAAGAAGCTTGGACTTTTGGGATAGGCGCATTGATAGTGTTTGCGGCGGCTGCAATAGGCTACTGGATTGGATTAACAGCCGGTATAAATGGGACGGTTGAGGTCTCGCAACGCGCTGCCATATTAGCGGGGGCCGCGAAGTGGACAAGCAATAAAGAGACAGGCGCGCCTGAGTTCGCATGGGCGCAATGTAATGCTTTGGGGGTGACGAGATGAACACAGAAGGAACCAATTGGTTAGAGGCAGCAGCGCAGCGTGGGAATGAGTATGACCGTATGCAACAGAAGTTGGAGTCTGCGGTGGACATGCTATACGAGTGTTTGCAATACGCCGCGCTGCGGCTGGATGTGCTGGATAACTCTGAGTCGTTGCTGTATAGCAGGATTAAAGACACGCTTGAGGGGATTGCGAAATGAATAGCGTCGAGAGAATCGCCTCTTTGGAGGCCAAGCTGGCGCTGGCAATTGATGCCCTGCACGACTGTTTAGATTTCGCCGATGGCTACGTGGACGTTAATGACGGTCCTGATAACACACAGCGCCCGAATGATGCGATGGTGCTGTACAGCAGGATTGAGGAAATTCTGGGGAGGTTGGGATGAGGACTTACACAGAAAAACAATTTAATCAAATCCTCGCACGTAACCGGCAAGCAGCCCACGACAGACTGGTAATTGCCCTTGCTGTCGCCGTTCTGTTCGGT